CAGAGTTAGCTCGTGCGATGCCTAAAAAGAAACCAAAGAAACCTGTTGTAGTAGGAGTTTCTGGAGCACTTAAAGGATTTGCACAAGCATTTAAACCAAAGAAACCAACAAAAGTAAAAGTACCAAAAATTGTAAAAGACCTTAGAGCTTTAGGTGGAATAAAAAACGTTAGTAGTGATTCTATAAAAGCAGCTATAAAAGCTATGAAAGGTAAAAAATGAGCGATCAAGAGATACTCAAGCAACGGGATTTATTGGATGCGCTCCTCGCATCACGGAACACGGATCAATATGAACGAATTGAAAACATGAAAGTCATGGATTCGATATATTTTAAAAAAAATCTACCCGAGAATGTGGTATTATTCCCATTACAAAGGATAAAAAGGTATGTACACTCAACTACCAGAAAGCCCAGTAAGAAAAGTTTATAAGTGTCGTCACTGCGGTGACGTATCAATAAAATTCTATGACCCCAAGCAAGACCGCGTGTATACAGCCGCTGAATGGGAAGTAATTATGACAGATGGGCGTAAATCCTTAGATAAAGCACTTAGAATAGTGCGTGAAGATCCAAAGTTCTTTTCATAAACGCTGTTCTCTATAGATGTTTCTATGAGATATTTATTTTAAATTATTTTTTTAGTAATATACAAGTTACAAGGTTACAAGGTTACAAGTAGCAGAATACTTACCTTTTTTTGTAACTTCTTGTAACTTACAACTATTTACAAGTTACAAAGTATCTATATTTTACAAAAAAAACTCGCATTTCTCAGAAATATTTAGTAATATAATTATTATTTGAGAAAAACATCTATTGTAAAGGTGCATTATGGAAGAGAATAAAGAAGTATATATACCACAACCTTTGTCAGAAGCGTTGTTCCATCCTAAAATAACACAAAAACAAAGAAAATTTATTCTTTTGTTGGTTCATTCAGAAGGCTTGAAGTCTGCATCTCAGTGCGCAGCTGAGGCTGGATATAGTAAAAAGAGTTCTACGGAGCTGGCATCCCGTCTTCAAAACCCTGAGCTATATCCTGTCGTTGTAAAAGCTATTGATTCTGAGGTGAGAGCTAATGTTGAAAGGTATCGGTGTACTCAGGAAAGATCATTATCTACATTGGCACGCATCAGAGATCAGGCGTCATCTTCAGGGAACTGGAACGCTGCCGTAGCTGCAGAAACCAGGCGTGGTCAGATAGCTGGGCTGTATGTTGATAAAAAAGAAATTCTTACAGGTACGATTGATTCCATGTCAAGAGATGAGGTAGAGAAGAAACTGCAAGACTTGAAGGAACAGTACAGTATTGAAACTACGTTCGAAGAAGTTAAAGAATTAGAAAATAAGTCTTGACTATAAAATATAATGGGACTAAATAGGTTTTAGAACATCTAAACACTGGCGACTGTGGGTATACTGGGTCGCACTTTTTAGTCTTGTATATTCATTTGTTCTCTAGTAGCCGAGCTAGTTCCCTTCGGCAAAGAAAGAGAGGAAGTAATGACGTCAAGAGAAATAGTAAAAAAAATAAGAGACATGCTTGAAACAAATACTCAGGTTAATTGGGGACATGCTGATTATACACCAGAGGAAGAATTTCAAAACATGTTAGATGAAATTGATAAAATGATAGCAGATCAAAAATCAGTTGAGTATAATAAAGGCTGGAATGATGCCTTAGGTAAAGCTCAAGAAATTGTAGGAGCAACTAAAAATGATTAACTTTATAAAAAGATTACTGGGAATTAAACCAAAGCCTATTAGCTATGTATGGATTCATATTTACACACAAGCCAATGAAGGTGTTATAGGTTGGTTAGCAAGAAATAGACGTATAGAAGTTAAAGCAAGAGATCAGTTGTAGTGATTGGATATCTATTATTAATTGTTCTTTTGTTGTTGTTCTTTAACTTAAAATTAACATTTATAGTTGGGTTTGTTATTTATATGATGTATTTTTAATGAAGCCAGAATCAAAGCTATGGCAGTCCGTCAAGAAAAATATGCCAGGTGTTTTTTGGACTCGTATCGAAAGTTGGGCGTTGCCAGGTGTTCCAGATTGCTATGGTTGTAAAGATGGTGTAATGTTCTGGTTGGAACTTAAAACATCAACAAAAGTTAACAAAGCGAAATTAAGCCCCTTTCAAAAATCGTGGCATTTTAGCCATGCTAGACAAGGTGGGAGAAGTTTTATTATGCATCAGACCCTCGCAGAGAGCTTGATGTGTATCTTTTCTTCGTCCTCCATCACCTCCATTGATCCATTGTCCCCCAAACACGCAGATAAAACATGGGTCATCCCCCTGGATGCAGCAGCGTGGGCTGAGATGCAAGACTACATTCTCCATTCTCCATTGCTGAAGCCAAGCCAAGAGGCATAACTATATCCAGCATCCGCTGGTCTTCCTGCCAGGCAGCTGGTGCGTATCTCCGTTGCAGAGGCTCTAGGATAGAAGCCAATTATTTAGTATACCCTTCCCGCTGGGCCCGCCAGGCAGGTTGTTCCCAGTTCCATTCTCCATCTCCATCTCCATTGTCCATCTTCAGAACCCAAGCTAGTATAGTAACTACCAGCGGCCCTGCCAGGCAGGAAGCAGCGTGGGTAGCCGTCCGCATTGTGCATTGGCAGAACACAAGGGGTTTCGAGGCACAGTAGTTACCAGGTGCTGCACCACCGGCCAGGAAGCTCTGCGTGGCAGTATCTCCATTCTCCATCTACATTACCAGAGGTCGATCAGCGTCAGGTATATACCAAAAAGGTTTTCCCGCGGGAGCTGCTGCGAAGTTCGTAAAAAAAGTTCATTAGCTACTTGACTATCTAAAAAAATGGGACTATATAAGTACCTACATTAGAAAGGACAACATGACAGAGACTATAACAGTACAAAAGAAAAATTCCACCTGCGCCGACAGGGTCGCAGCAGAATGGAAAGAAAGGCAGGAAGACCTGAAGAACCCAGAGTACGAAGCGCTAAGCTTTGACTACGTAGAACCGCATACATTCACCGACCAAGCCGAAGGCTATTGGCGCTGGCAGTTCAGCTGGGGCGGACCCAGCGACGAGCTGCGCGGCTTCGTGAACGAGCACGGCGAACTCCACCGTGTGGAGTACTGGTACATGGATTGGTTTGATGGTGCCCACTTGGATGTAACCAATTACGATGGACACGAAGCGTTTGAGACGCTCATCGGGGGTAGGCACCGCGGATGATCTTGTTTATTGCTTTACTATTTGCTGCGCATCATCCAGCGGCAGGAGCTGCAGTGCTGATACTGTGGCTCTTGTTCCGTAGCACGTTCGGCTGATGCCCCAGCTGCATCTCCATTCTCCATCTCCATTGGTTAGTTTCAGGTATAGACATACTATACAGGAGCACAACCAGCTGCACGGCTGCTGAAGTTCGTGTAAAAAATAAATTAAAATAAAATAAAAAAAGACTTGATTAATAATAAAATGGGATTATATATTAATTATTAACTAGAAAGACGAAAGGAAAATAAAATGTCAAAAACAGTTAGTATAATAGAAGTGCTAGAAAAGGCTCAACAAAGCCCCGCTAGTGTAAGTAAGAAAAACAAGCAAGCTATCATAGATGCGTATGGTCGAGCGTTAACAATGCAGAAAGTTCTAGCAGACTTTATCAAAGTTAATAGGCAACTGATGATTGACTTGTCTATGAGTGAAAATGCAAACCTATTACATGGGAAGGATTATTCTCTTCATGTTACACAAAAACTCGGTGCTAAGATTGACACGCAGTTGGTCAAGGAAAAACTTGGCGAGATTGCATATCATCAATGCAAAGTGCCAACACAATATAAGACGATACAAGCTATGCCTTTATCGGAAAGCACAGTATCAAAAAACAAAAAAGCTACGATCGATGAAGTAGCAGACTTTAGAATTTCTGCTTAGTTCCAATTACGCCTAAGCAAAATACCAACATAAAAGTAAGGGGGCAACGCCCCCTTTTTTTACGTCCGCATTTCCATCTCCATTCTCCATCTCCATTGCCAAGTACAAGTATAGATAGATATATAACACCATGCATGGTGGGGCCCAGGGGCCCAGGGGGTATGACTGGGTCGTCTCTGGCGCCTAAGTTTTTGATGAATGTTAAGCGAAAAAGTTATCCACAAGAAAGATTTTATTTTCTTGAGTATAAAATAAAATGGGAGTAAAGATTTAATTAGAAAGGAGAAATCAAAATGCCGAATAATGATGACTACTTATCAAGACAATTATCAGCAGTAAACAATGCCTTTGGTGTTCAAGCAGTTGATAATAATAATCAAGTTCAAGCTAATCACATAGATGGACTAGATTATAAGGCTTTATATAAAGTCTTAGAGAGTGAAGTTGAGTCTATTATCCTTGACCCTAACGCACCACGTTACGTTAATGAATGGGGAAATAGAGTAAAAGCTAAACTCTTTGAGATAGTTCAACGACAAGCAAACCGATAACCTAATTCCAATTGGATCGGCGAAGGGGCGAATTACTCGCCCCTTTTTTTATGCCATTTCACCAGCAACCAGGCAACACCAGCACGCAAAAACTCCAGGTGGCAGGGTAACATCTGAATACAGTCTTCTACAACATCTAGGTACTTAGATTGCCTCAACTACTAGATCTAGCATTTTGCTTACCCCCACCCCACCCAAATCGCCCCCTACCCGTTCAAACTAGACTAAAGGCTGAGTTTTACACAAACAGAAAGTATGATATAACTTTTTTATGATTTCAGAAAAAATCCCAACGGACGTTCTAAAATATGAATTAAGGAAAATGCAAATAAAACTGGCAGAGGAGTCCCGTTCCTCCTTCCTAACTTTTGTAAAAAAAGTTTGGCCAGAATTTATTACAGGTTCACATCACAAAATTATTGCACAAAAATTTGAAGACATTTCACGTGGAAAGATAAAACGATTAATTGTCAATATGCCACCAAGACACACTAAGTCAGAGTTTGCTTCGCATTTGTTTCCAGCATGGATGATGGGCCAAAAACCAAAATTAAAAATTATTCAGACGACACACACGGCAGAATTGTCGTATAACTTTGGTAGGAAAGTGAGGAACCTATTTGACCAACAAGATTTCAAAGATGTATACCCAGGTGTTAGTTTATCTCAAGATTCAAAGGCGGCGGGGCGTTTTACCACTAACTCTGGTGGAGAGTATTTTGCTGCTGGTGTGGGTGGTGCTATTACTGGGCGTGGCGCTGACTTGCTTATTATTGATGATCCTCACTCCGAGCAAGACGCTCTCTCACAAACAGCCATGGACAATGCCTACGAATGGTACACCTCTGGACCTAGACAGCGTCTCCAACCTGGTGGTGCTATTGTTATAGTTATGACTCGTTGGTCCACAAAAGACCTAACAGGTAAATTATTAAATGCACAATCGAATGAAAATGCTGATCAGTGGGACGTGATCGAGTTTCCTGCTGTTTTGAATGATGAACCATTATGGCCTGAGTTTTGGAACATAGATGAATTAAATGGTGTAAAAGCATCGCTGTCCGAACAAAAATGGCAGGCACAATGGCAACAAGCCCCTACTTCAGAAGAAGGTTCAATTATAAAACGTGAGTGGTGGAAAATGTGGCCAAAAGATGACATACCACCTTTAATGCATATTATACAAAGTTATGATACAGCATTTAGTAAAAGAGAGACAGCAGACTTTAGTGCGATAACAACGTGGGGTGTCTTTACACCCGTGGAACACGGACCACCGCACATTATATTATTAAAATCTAGAAAAGGCCGTTGGGATTTTCCCGAGCTAAAAGAGATTGCCTTAGAAGAATATAAATACTGGGAACCAGAAACTATCTTGATCGAAGCGAAAGCAACTGGTATGCCCTTAACACAGGAGCTACGTCAACTAGGAATTCCTGTAGTTACTTATACGCCCAGTAAGGGCAATGATAAGCACGTTCGTGTTAACTCCGTAGCTCCCCTTTTTGAAGCGGGACAAGTATGGGCTCCTGACGAACGTTGGGCAGAAGAAGTTATTGAAGAATGCGCCGCTTTCCCTTATGGTGAGCATGACGATTTAGTCGATTCAACAACACAAGCGTTGTTGCGATTTAGACAGGGTAACTTTATCAGTCTAGAGTCTGATTATGTGGATGAACCACGATACATTGAACCAAGAGAGTATTACTAATGGTAGACGAAACACAACCTGATTTTTTACAGATTGATGAAGACGAAGATTCCGGTGTAAGTGATTTTACAGCGTTTGATTTATTGCAACAACCCTCCAAATTTAAAAAAGAACTAGAAGATCAATATAAAGTAGAAGATGATTTAGCAGGATCAAAAGAAACTGACGACTATGCCTTTACGGATCTCGTCGTTGGTAAGCATCTTGCCAATCAATGGGGAAAACTTGCGAATTATCCAAAAACTATTAATTTAGGAGAAACAAGTATATCTTTATCACCTGCTTATGCGGCGGGTGCAGATTTTTTTTACAATATAGGAAATAAATTTCCTGAACTTATTGATAATAATAAATATGCTCAGTTATTTGGAAGTTTAAGAGGTGCCTCAGGCACAGCAAAATTTTTATGGAAAGATGTTCATGAAATTTTTGGTAAAGCGGAAATGGGTGAAGAGATTACGCCGATGGAAGGGGCAACCGCTCTTTTAAGTTTAGCAGATTTTTCTTTTGTGAGCGGAGTTTTAACAAAAGCTCATAAAGCATTAGCACCTGTTTCTAATTTTTTTAGAAAATTAGGTGTCCCTGAAAAAGAAGTTACAACAAAAGCTTTAAAAGTAATAACAGAGAATCCTCAACACATTGATGAATACGTTGGATCTGTAGATATAACAGAATTATCAGATGAGGCTTATGACAAATTAAATTTAAATGCAGCTGTACCTCCTAGAGGAAAAAAGAAAAAAACAGCACCTGCTGTTGCAACTAAAGAAAAACCATTTCCTGATGGCTTACCATTAAAAGATTTTGATGAGTCACTTCTTCAATCAGGTGTAAAAAATATAGAAACAAAAAAACTTCCATCTAATCCTACATATAAGCCCGAGGCTGTAGAGTTTATGAAAAAAAATAAAGATGTAATGACACCAGAACAAATATTACAAACAATGCAAAAAAACCCAACTGTTTTTTTCTATTCTGGTAAAGGAGCTAATCTATCAGTAAATAATATTAAAAAATTTACCAGAGATAAATTAGGATTAAAATATGGTAAACCTGAAAAAAATATAAATGTAATACAAAAAGAAAAAAACAATGCAAAACTTTTTGATAATTTTGAAAATAAATTAAAAACAAAAAAAATAGATAAAAATAATCTTCAGGCTGTCAGAGACACTTTTGAAGAATCTTTTACAGAGACAGGTTTGTTTTTAAAAGGACTTGATACTCCACCAGGAGGCGGTAAAAACAAAACTCTTTTGGTAAAACAAAAAGAATACAACGAATCAAAAGGCTTTGGTGAGTTTGATAAAACAAAAAAAGAAGATGGTAGAATTTATAATGGTTTAGAAATTGCTCAGATTGAAAGATACAATAAAGTAGGAAAAGCAGACTCAAAAAGCAGAAAAAAAATTGCAATGTTATTTGATACATATTTAACAACAAATCCTGAGTTTAATAACTTAATGAATAACTATGAAAATTTTATAGATTCTAGTTCTGTTCGATCAATGAAAAGATTTTTAAATTTTATGAGAGAGTCTGCACCAGGTTCTAAAAATCCCACTAAAGGAGAGTTTGACGATTTTATGGGTGCATTTGATTTAGAGATTAATGAACTGCTTACACCTGGTTCTTATATGGACAATGCTTTTCAAGTTTTTCAAGAACATGATATAATTAGAAAACAAGTAACACAGTTAGCTTCACCTTTACTTAATAAAA